CTGGTAAACGTGTCAGTCTGTTTAACTGATGTTCCTGGCGGGACTTGCAGGTTCGACTCCTGCCCTCACAGTTAAAAAACAATATTTATACATCTAGGTATAATTGCGTAGGCATTTATATTTGTGAAGATCGAGACATTTTGTGTTGATTTTCTGACTAAATAATAGTAGAATTGGAGGAGACAAGGTGAACTGAAACCCACTTTGTGATGAGTCCATTTAGTAAACTATCGTGTATGGAGAATTATTATGCATAATATAGTTTCGCGTAGCCAATTAAGCGATTGGAATTTTTCTGAAATAGTTTCCGAAGAGGAAGATCGAATTAATGACTACTATTCATGTTTAATCGAATGCATAGATGATTCTGCATCCTGTAAACGAATCTGTAAGGAGGTTCTTATAACGTAAACATAACAGGAAAAAGATATGCATAGTAGACAGAAATGTAAAGAAGTTAGTGGAGGCCATAGAGGGCCTCCTTTTTTTATGGTCATAAATAAACATGTAAGTAATATTACGAATCATGTTTTGCAAATTCTCTAAACTCACATTAGAAGAACGTCGTGAGAAAAAACTGAAGATGTATAACTTCATCGAAGAAACTCTTGAAGAAAGATTGGCAGGTGTTAAGGCTGCTAAAGCAAAACTAGAAGAACAAATATCTAAAGTCTAATGGCAAATTGGTATCAAGATCAACTGACTAATAAGAATTTTCTTTCTCCAATTGGATTTCTTTTCATATTGGATAAGGCAAGAAATGTTTCATTTCTTTGTCAGAAAGCAGAAATTCCTACAATGACTTTAGGGCAAGTTGATATTCCCACAAGAGGTTTAGTACCAATTCCTGTTGAAGGAAACATGAGTTATGCAGATTTGAGTATTGATTTTATTGTTGATGAAGATCTAAAGAATTATCTTGAATTGCATAATTGGATGAGAGCACTTGGTACACCACAAGAATTAAAAGAACGAAAAGAGTGGACTAATAAGTGGGCACAGAATACTCCTTCAGAAGATCCTAGATTTTCTGATGCCACAATACAAGTTCTAAATAATAATAATCAAGCAAACTTTGATATAGTATTTAAATCAGTGTTTCCAACAAGTTTGTCAACATTAAATTTTGATGTTACAATGGGGGATAATGAGTTCCTTACTGCAACAGCAACCTTCCAGTATACTCTATATGAGATAAGGAAGACCAATTCTACCGAGAGGAAGAAGAAGTAACCATTAATTAAAGTGTCACAACCATGAAGACATATCAAGAATTCATGCTAGAATGTACTCCAGTACAGGAGTCAAGTCTAAGCCGAATTAAAAGTAAATCCGACAAGGGAGGAATGGCTATCCTTTCTGGGTCTAGAGGCGACAAGTCCAAGAAAGAAAATAAAGCAAGGGCTAAGCAATTAGATAAGGATATACGTGGCAAAGGTCTTCCTGGTGCTACTAAAGTACAAGGAAGGTGGGATGAAAAAGACAAGAAGACTGGCAAGACCACAAAGGTTAAAGAGAGAAGTCATGTTGTCACCTCTGGCAAAAAGGGTAAAAGGAAATTCAAGAAAGCTGTCAAAGCTTTAGGTAAGAAGTATGGACAGGATGCTGTTCTACATCAAACCAAAAAGACTGGAACCCTTAGTGCAACAAGAAAAGGAGGATTGGGTAAAGATAAAAGAGTTAAAGCAGGTACAATGAAACCTGGAAGAACAGGAGAGAATGATACTAAAATTAAAAACAAGACCTTCACTTATGAACGATGACTAACACACCTTATGATGATTCCAATTGGAGAGAGGAGTATAAAGCATACACCTCTAGCAAGTACGAGTTAGATCTACTTGAGAATGGACCTAAAAGTCTTTCCCAGTCTTGGATGATGGGTGCATTGCACAACAAATGGAAAAAGATGAAAGGATATAAAGATCCTGAACCTCCTAATGTTAAGTCAAGTTTAAAAGAATTTTTTGAAAAGACTAAAGATCAAGGTATATAATGAACATTGAACAGCTGCAGGAAATGTGGCAAACTGATAGTCAGATTGATACTGACGAATATGGTAATGCGTCTATAATTATTCCTCAACTCCATCAGAGATATATGGAGTTTCATAATACTTTTTCTTTAATGAAGAAGAATAGAGAAGCTGATATGAAAGTACTTGTTAAAGACAAGTGGATATATTATAAAGGGAAAGCACCATCATTAGTATATAAAGATACTCCTTTTGATCTTAAATTAACAGATAGAAAGGAAGTTGATATGTTTATTGCTGCGGATGAGGACGTAGTTAAACTACAATTAAAAATAGACTACATAGAACAAGTACTCGTTTTTCTTGATAGTATATTACGTCAGTTGAATAATCGTAATTATCAAATTAAGAACGCTATTGACTGGGAGAAATTTAAAGCTGGTATGTAATGACACCTCCTTTTTTGTTATTGAAAGAAAATTTTATTGCAGAAGATTTATGCAAAGGATTCATACAATTCTTTGAGGATAATCCTCAGTACCATGTTCCTGGTAGATCTGGAGATGGTGTGTATCCTGATCATTTAACTGATACTGAAATATCATTCAATTTTAATTATAAATTTATTTCTATAATTAGTGAGTTGATTCCATATATGAATAATATAACAAGGGAATATAAAAATATTAATCCTTTGTTAGATGAACTTGCACCTTGGAAAATAGATGATAATTTTCAGATGAGTAGGTATAAACCAGGAGAAGTTTATAATGGTCTTCATTGTGAACATGGTCCTATGGCTATTGGTCAATCCAATAGAGTTATTGCATGGATGATATATCTAAATGATGTTCATGATGGTGGTGGTACACACTTTCCTCAATATGAATATACTACAAAGGCAAGAACAGGAAGCATTGCCCTTTGGCCTGCTGGTTGGACTCATATGCATAAAGGTCAAGTCAGCAATACTGAGAAGAAATACATTTTAACTGGGTGGTATGATTATGAAGTACGGGGAACCATTTAAAGAAGTAGAATTTTCACCTCAGTCAATGGATATTGTTAGAATGGCTATATCTAATACTGATTTAAAATGGAATGAAGGTGAGTTACAAGAGTCTAATAATCCAAGTAGAAAATCTAAAGTAGCATGGATTAGGAATAATGAATTAAATTCTATGCTATTCAGAATGGCACAGATAATGAATGTTGCTGGAGGATGGAGACTTAATATTCAGGGTGTTGAACCAATACAATTTGGAGTATATGTGTCAGATCAATATTATGATTGGCATGTAGACCAACATTCTGGACAAAATTCAGGTCAAGTTAGAAAAATTAGTATGTCCCTCCTCTTAAATGATGACTACGAAGGAGGGGAGTTGGATTTGGAGATATATAAACCAGGGACAGAACCTAGGTATAAAACTTTTAAACCTAAAAAGGGTTCTGCTTTATTTTTTCAAGGTGATCAATGGCATAGAGTCCGTCCTGTCACTTCTGGAATGAGAAAATCTATTGTGGCATGGTTTTATGGACCTCCTTATACGTAAGAAGAATGAAGTCTATTTGAAAATTGAAGCAGAACCTCATATCAAGATGGAACTCTCAGAGTTCTTTACCTTTGAGGTTGAGTCTGCAAAATATATGCAGAGGCAAAGAAGATATAAGGGTTGGGATGGTAAGGTACGTTTATTCTCACCTGCTACTGGAGAGATCTATTGCGGTTTAATAGATTATCTAACTGACTGGGTAAAGGAAAAGGGATATCATTATTCGTATTTGGAATCTGAATACTTTGGACATCCAAAGGAGGTAAATCATCTGATAACTCCTGAGGCTGTAGTTCAATTTGTTCGAGCACTGAAGCTTCCTGCTGGATTGAAGGTTCGCGACTATCAATATTCAGCAATATACGAGTGCCTACGATACAACAGACGACTCCTATTGTCCCCAACTGCCAGCGGGAAATCCTTGATGATATATTCATTGGTTCGTTTTCATGTAAATGTTAAAAGGAATGTCCTTATTATAGTACCAACTACGTCACTTGTCGAGCAGATGTATAAGGACTTTACAGAATATGGTTGGATGACATCCAAACACTGCCACAAAATATATGCGGGGGAAGAGAAATATACGGATCATGATGTGGTAATTTCCACTTGGCAATCGATCTATAAGGAACCTCGTAAGTGGTTTAACAGGTTCGACGTAGTGATCGGTGACGAGGCACACCTTTTCAAAGCTAAATCTCTGACAAGGATAATGTCTAAGTTGCATGGATGTAAGTACCGATATGGTTTTACTGGTACATTAGATGGAGCAGAGTGTAATCAATTAATCCTTGAAGGTGTTTTTGGTCGTTGTTCTAAAGTTATTAAAACTCATGAATTAATGAAGAAAGGTCATGTTGCTAAACTCAAAGTAAAGATCTTATTGCTTAAGCATGAAGAACAAATCTTTGAAGGTTATCAAGATGAAATGACTTATCTTTGTGAACATGAACCTAGGAATAGATTCATTAAAAATCTTGCTATAGATCTTAAAGGAAACACCTTAGTACTCTTTAACTATGTAGAACGTCATGGAATGCCTTTATACGAACTGCTAAATAGTAGTACAGATCGACCTGTTCACTTTGTTTATGGGGGAGTGGATGTTGAAGATCGAGAACACATTCGACAACTAACAGAAAATGAAACTAACTCGATTATTGTTGCCAGTTATGGCACTTTCAGTACTGGGATTAACATTAAGCGGTTGCACAACCTCGTCTTCGCCAGTCCCTCCAAGTCCAGAGTTAGAAATCTCCAGTCCATCGGAAGGGTACTTCGACAGTCTAAAGGAAAAATAGAAGCAACATTATATGATATTGCAGATGATATCTCTACTGATAAAGGTAACAATTATACATTAAATCATTTAGTAGAGAGACTCAAGATTTATAATGAGGAAGAGTTTAATTATGAAATCATAGATGTCAAGATCAAAAATGATTAATTACGCAAAACACGACGAAGAATTTTACGGAGTTTTTAAACTCATGAATGGTGAAGAAATTCTTGGTAGAGCAGTGCTTACTAAGGAAGAAGGCACTAATGAAAGTCTAGTGTTTATACAAGATCCAGTTGCATGTCAAGTTATTAACAAAGAAATTGATGAAACAAAAGTTGCCAGAGGAATAGGATTCGCTCCTTGGCAACAAATGTCTGATGAAGAATTTTTTATTATACGTGAAAAAGATATTCTAACTATTGCTACAATGAAAAAGGAAATAGTTATGATGTATGAAGCGTATATACTTGGTGACGAAGGAAATGAAGATCGAAAAAAACGCCGACGAATGAACCTATCTAAAAATTTAGGTTTTGTAGGAAAGATAGATCAAGCAAGAGATTTGTTTGAAAAAATATATCAATCAGAACCAGGTACTAGTAACCCTTGAACCCTAGCAGTGTTATCCTAGTCGTGATTGACAACTTTGTCAAGCCCTGATATAATAAGTAGAACGGAGGACACCATATGAAGAAGGTTCGACAGAAGAAGCAGCATTATGTAGACAACCAAGAATTCCTTGCAGCCATTATAAAGTACAAGGAAGAAGTTGACATTGCTGAGAAGAAAGGTAAACCTAAACCTCGTGTAAACAATTATATCGGTGGTTGTTTTTTAAAGATAGCAACACATTTATCTTATAGACCTAACTTTATCAATTACATGTATAAAGATGATATGGTTTGTGATGGTATAGAGAATTGTATACAGTATATCGATAATTTTGATCCTGCTAAAAGTAAAAATCCATTTGCATATTTTACACAGATAGTGTATTATGCGTTTCTACGTCGTATTGCTAAAGAGAAACGTCAGATGGATATCAAAGATAAGATTTTAGAGAAGTCTGGATATGATCATGTATTCTCTGTTGACGGAGATTCTGGTTCTGAGTATAGTCAAATTAAGAATCGTGTTGAGATGAATACAAAAAGATGATAGATCTTTATGAAGAGAATGTACACTATAATCCTTTAGTGTACAAACCTAGGCACTTTAATCCTAGTTGGAACATGGATGGTAAAGGATATAACTTTACTGATTGTCCTTCTGATGTAAAGAGTATAATACATTCTATTAATTTCTTAGGAGAAGATCTTGTAGGTGCAGAGATTGGTGTTGCTAAGGGTCATAGTTTTATGACACTACTTCATAATTGTCCAAACATTAAAACTTTACATGGTGTTGATCATTATCAACCATATGAAGATTACTTTAATGATGTTTATGATGAGTCACGTCCTGCTTATACTATAGATGAAAAGCAGGCTACTTATAGTAAGATTGTTTGTTATAATTTTATAAAGTTCTCAGGAATGGAAGAGAAGGTAAAATTTCATGAGATGGAGAGTGATAAAGCAGCAGAGGAAATAGAAGATGGATCTTTAGATTTTATATTTGTAGATGCTTATCTAACATACGAACAAACTAAAAAGGATCTTGATGTTTGGTATCCTAAAGTAAGAGAGGGTGGTATATTTGCTGGACATGATTACAGATGTGATGTAGTCGAGCAAGCAGTAGATTCATTTAGAAAGAAGAATAATATTACTAATAAGATGAGTGTATTTGATGAAACTTTTATCTGGTACAAATGAAGATACTATTAATTACAGATCAACACTTTGGTGTTAGGAACGACAATCAACATTTCATAGAACACTATAAGAAATTCTATGGTGAGATTGTCATACCATTTATTAAAGCGTCTGGTATTAAACAGATAATTAATTTAGGAGATACATTTGATAAGCGTCGCTCTATCAATTTTAAATCTCTTGATGATGCAAAAGAAATGTGGTTTGATCCTATTACCGAATTAGGTTGTGAGATGACCACATTGATTGGTAATCATGATATCTATTATAAAAATACTTTAAAGATCAATGCTCCTACAGAACTATTGGGAGGTTACGACAACTTCACTGTCATTGAAGAACCTACTACCTGTAACTTTGGTGGTATTGATATTCTTTTGTTGCCTTGGATATGTGATGACAACCATGAGAGAACCTTCAGAAGCATCTCGGAGAGTACTGCTCCTGTCTGTATGGGCCATCTTGAGCTTAACGGCTTTGAGGCTCATCCTGGTCATGTAATGAATAATGGTATGGAGGTATCTCCATTTGATAAGTTTAAAAAAGTATTTTCTGGACACTATCATATTAAATCAAATGTAGATAATGTTTATTACCTAGGTAATCCATATCAATTGTATTGGAATGACTACGCACAAAAAAGAGGATTCCATGTCTTTGACACAGAAACTTTACGAACTACTTTTTATAGAAATCCCTTTGACACTTTTCATAAGTTGTATTATAATGGTGGAGTTGTATTACCGACTGAAGATGAAATTAAAGGAACCTTCGTCAAACTCATCGTAGAAGATAAAGGTGACTATTCTAAATTTGATTATGCTGTTAAGCAACTCCAAGACATTGGACTTGCTGACTTAAAGATTATTGAAGATCTTAGTGTTGATTTAGAGAATGGTAATTCAGTTGTAGAAACCGAAGACACCATGACTCTTTTAGACAACTACATAGATGAGATAGATCTAAAAGTTAATAAAAATAATGTCAAAAGTGTCTTAAGATCATTGTATAAGGAAGCTTTGGAACTCTAATGTTCATTTTAACAACAAGTAAGACAGGTGGAGTTTATGCTGTCCAAGCAGATGGAGAGGGTAAGAAGTTGAAGACTGTTCATGTTTTTGAACAGAGAGATGATGCTCTTCGTTATAAAGAATTACTTACAGCAACTGATTATAAAGATAAGTTAGATATCATGGATGTTGATGTCAATATCATTGCATTGAATTGTGATAAGTATGGATATCATTATACTATTGTACGTCCTAATGACCTTGTGATTCCACCATCTGATACATGATTACATTTGAGAGTATTAAGTGGAAGAATTTTCTTTCCACTGGTGACCAATGGACAGAAATAGATCTGTCTTCTACTATGTCAACATTAATTGTTGGTGCTAATGGTGCAGGGAAATCTACTATGTTAGATGCCTTGTGCTTTGGTTTGTTTAATAAACCTTTTCGTAAAGTTAATAAAGGTCAATTAGTTAATAGTATTAATGAGAAAGGACTTAAAGTTGAAGTCTGTTTTTCAATTGGTAAAGATGACTATAGAGTTTTTAGAGGAGCGAAACCAAATGTTTTTGAATTATATAAGAACAACAAGATGGTTGATCAGGATGCTGCCACCAAAGATACGCAGAAATATCTTGAACAGACCGTACTTAAACTCAACTTCAAATCCTTTACCCAAGTCGTCATACTTGGTTCATCCACATTTGTCCCCTTCATGCAACTTCCCGCAAGTCACAGGCGAGAAGTTATTGAAGATCTACTCGATATCAACATCTTCTCAAACATGAATTCGCTCCTTAAGGATCGTATTCGTAATGCAATAAATCAAGATAGAGATTGTCAACATCTTTTAAAGATGGCGGAAGAGAGAGTAAACTCTCAAGCTAAGTTAATTGGTTCCTTACAAGAAGTTAATGATACTAGACGACAGGAAAAGGAAGATAAGTATGAGGAAAATATTCACAGAATCACTGAGTGTAAGAAAGAGAAAGAAGAGAAAGAAGAATTTGTAAAAGAATTAGAATTAGAAGTCTTTGATACAAAAGAGTATCATGAGATGTTAGCAGATCTTAGACAGAAAAAATCTGATGTTACTTCTGATTTAAAAGTAATTAATAAAGAGTTATCATTTTTTAAGAAGCATGAGAATTGTCCTACATGCCATCAACATATAGATGA